ACAAGGTATGACATATGCATATAATTTAACAGGTTCAACTGACGATTCTTCTGATAAGTACTTATTATTACCTATGACATATACATTTAGTGGGTTAACATTAAACACCGGTAATGTTACAAATGATGTTGAGTTTGACGAAGTATCTACTACTGATAACCATAATACATTTGGTAGTGAATATCCGGGATTTACATATTTGTATGTGTTTAGTGGAGATACACTTGAACCTATATCGGGGATTTTATATACTAGAGTCGGTTCTGTTGGTGCCACTGCAACTTCACCATTTATAATTACAGATGGGTGGCATCAACAAGCGTGGACATTTACTAATGATTTTGTTATACGTCCATCAATTGACTATTACACGGGAAATAAACAAATACTTTCAACACCATTTATGTTCTATTTTGGATTAAAAGTAGGTAAGACTGGTTTAGATAAATTTGTTGAACTATTTGGTGACAAAGGAGCATTTACATCTGCAGAATAATGAATAAAAAACAAATCATATTACCAACAAAAAGATTCGCAAATGCCGATGCGGAAGATGTAGATATTAGAATTAATCTCAGTGAAGAAAGGAATCTTTTACGCGAGGGGGATAAAAATATTGTTTTAGATATAAATGAACTTTTTAATAAAGAAAGAAACGAAAGTGTAAGATATAAGATACATGGTAAAATAAAAATGATTTTTAAAAACATGTATTCAGGTACTACATCATATGAACCATTGTTAAAAAATTTATATTTAGTCGGAGATGGTACTGGTGAAGCGGTTGGGTTTTTACCATATAATGAATTTTCTTTATTAAGAAATGACGTTGTTAGAGAAGTGATAAACCCATCGTCAATTACAGGATCAACACTATCTTCTTATTCTCCGTCTTTAATTTTAACTGGGTATACGGGTCACACAACAATTACACCTATAGAAGCTCCTTATCATAATTGGAATGTTTACTTAAGTTATGTTAATGGTCATGATACAGGACATACAATGACATATACATTATCTGGTGGAACATCTTATGGTTTTGTTTCAGGAGCCGGAATACCATTCAGGGTTTCTACTGGAACAACATACACAACATTAACTTCTCCAGTTGAGCACGGAATATCAAACGGTGAATTTGTTATTATCAATGACAAAGCAATTTTAATTACAGAAGTTGGAAATGAAATATATAATTCTGAAAAGTATGTAATTAATATTTTAAATAACGATATCCCAACAGGAGTAACTTTTGTAAATGACACGGTAGTAGTTGGTAAAAGATGTTTAGATCGTAATAATATAACAGGAACAACATCACAATATTATGTACATAAACACAAAATATTAACATCATCTGAAGATTACATATTAGACAAAGTTGGTTTTGAGAGTCCAATATGGGAAGATGAAAAGAAAATTTTATTCGAAAATGCATTGCAAGAAAATGACGTAATTGTTGAAAGAAATAGAATGGAGTCGGTTATATATGATTTTAAGGAACCATTCACATTAACAGGTATAACAAATAATTTGGGTTACACACCAACAGATTTATATGTTTCTATTTTTTTTAGAAATGGTAACGGGTATTTTAATTATCCACCTAAAGTTGGGTGGAAATTTAATTTTCATGATACTTGGATAGATGCACATTTTAGTGGAAACACTTCTGTGGAAACAAATATACCAACAGGTACAACAACAAGTAATTTATCGGGTACAACATTTACATCAGGTAATTTTTTATCAATTGGAACTACGGGATTAACAGGAGCATTTATTGAATATAATAAGAGTGAACTTAAAGAAAGAGTAATAAGTGAAGCCTATCATAAGTTCGCCTCACCCACATTAATATTTGATCATGGACAAGACGATGCGTCATTATTTTCGGGATCATCTGTAAATAATTTACATGGTTTATATTATCAACCTTATCACAGGATTAAAATAAGACAATTATCCCCATACATCGAAACTTCAAATACCGATGAAATACTTAATTTGCCCGATAATGTAAAATATTTTGAAAGTGAGGGAGTGTGGAAATGGAGAGATTTATATGATCAAGGATTTGTAGATCAAGATGGATATGGAACAAATTATCCGTTTATTAATAACATTCATTATATAAAAAACGATATTAATTTCTATTTAAGAAGTGAGAAAGATTATGTTAATAAATCGGATGGAATTAAGAAGTTTAAAGATAGTAAAATTTGTTAATGAAAATATTAAGAAAAGATATTGACCAAAATATTATATTAAATTCTGAGGACGTTTTTAAACTCGATCTTGGATGGCAGGATAATGCTCAAGAAATGGAAAAAGAACTTCTTGAAGACATCATTAACCCCGTACAAAATTTTGAGACGGTAAGATACATACACAAACCTTACGTTAATTCAAGTGGATTAACACAAACAGATATATGGTTTAAATTTAATTTTTTAAGTGGTGCAACATATGTTCAAGATTATGAACCAACAGGTCTAAGTGCTAAAGAGAATGCACTAATGTTAAGACAAACAACTGAAAGTTTTTTTAGATTAGAATTTTACAAAACACCAAATAATGTATCACCTGATAGAACAAATAGAAGATTGGTTTTTTCTAAAAACTTATCACTACCATTAGGTGAGAAATTTTATTATACTGTACTTAACGATTATATTTTTAAACCTGTTTTTATGGGTTCAAACTATAGAAATAAAGAAAATATGTATCTTTTTTGGTTTCAAGACGATAGTGCATTGAATGAAGAAACATTGACGGGTGATACTTTTTATATGACCGCAAAATTTTTTAATGCTGAAGATGGATTAATTACTGATTTTGTCACTTCAAATCTTTCAACCGAAGTTAACGAGAGTTCAAACATGTATTATAAAATGGTTATTAATAAATCGGATTATTCATATCAAATTTATAGATATAGCGGAACCACAGGAAGTAGAATTGGTGAATCTAACGACCCAATAATTTTTTTTGAAAGAAAAACTTAATGAATAAGAATAGATACGAAATATTAAAAAAACACATTAATACCACTAAACTTGTTTCATTAACAAGTCAAAATTGGTATGATGAAAATGGTAAATTAGTTCCGTGGACTAGTGGTAGTATCTATATTGGACCCGAGACTGGTGATACGGTATACAATACAAATGTTGTTGGTAGTTTAGTTGAAGCATATTATAAATGGAATGGTACAACATGGGTTAGTAGTAGTGTAAGTAATGTGTTTCCATCATATAACTTACCTGTGTTTTTAGATTCGACTGTTGATGAAATGGGTGTAATGGTGGGATTTGATGGTAATATAGAACAAATTGAACAGTTATGTAATTTTTCATATACACAAACGGAATATACCATTCAAGTTTATAATACAGTAAATCCCGATGCGTTTAGGGGAATTTTAGAACAAGCTTATACAATAAATTGGGGAGATGGGAACACATCAGGATTAACTGTGAATAGTGGAGTAATTAGTACAAATTTCCCAACAATATCACATACTTATCCATCAACTGCAAGTGGTTATACTATTTCAATAACACTTGAAGCTCCTTGGACAACACAGAAAATAAACAAACAAATTAGTGTACCAAAAAATATAACACAAGATTTAATTGGTACATACACATATACAGGTACAAGTTTACCTTACTATAATACAACACCCACAGAATACTATTTACAAAGTGGTAGAACACAAGATTATTTAAATGATTTAGAATATAACCCACCAACTGGTTACACAGAATTTACATATTTAGGAATTGGTGGAAGTAGAATAGAAGAAAAAAGAAGGTACGGTGCAACAACATACGATGGTGTTACCGGAGGAACTGATTCAAACGGAAATTACAGTGGATATAGTTTTACATATACAGGAAATACCACAGGCACAACGATTATTCATTACAGAGATTATGAAGATGGTTTAACCTTAATTACAGGAAATACTACAGGATTTACAAAAGAGGAGGTAATTAATCAAACAATAACAAGAAACGAACATTTTCTTGGATTTGTCGATGACCCAACGGTTTATTCTGACATTTTTGTTGAAAGAGGAAAACAAGGTGTTTTGGAAAAAACACTTAGACTCGGTGAAATTGATAATGTTGGTGAATTAGGGATATATGGAAACGGATATTTTAATATCAGAAAACAATAAAAATTATATTTATTAATAAAAGTTATGGCAGTAGGTAGTTACGGAACAATAAGACCAGCAGACGTGTCCCCATCAGATGTGGATATATTCCTGCATTATGTACCAAATAGATTATCAACATCGGAAGTTACTTTCACAAAGTTAAGTTCTGAGGATATTTTGACACCTGTTTACCATAACGTTAATACCGACACATCGGATGACGGAAGTGCGTCTGGTAACGAAATTTTAGGTGGTTTATACAATTTAAAACTTAGTTCATCTAATTTTTCTGATTTAGGTGTTTACACACTACACATAAGACCAAAACAAATACGACTATCGATAACAGATTGCGGAATTTTAGCTTCATTACCTTCGGTTAGAGGTTTAATAATTGATTTATCAAACGTTCCCACTGCGGATAGAGGTAAATTTACCCCACAAGGTTTAGTTGGATATAGAATAGAATACCTAAACGATGACTCAAGTAAAATTCCAAATTTTTATAGAATAGTAACATCTTCTTTTTATTGTACACCAGTGGTATCTAATTTGACCAGTACAACACAAAAAGCAATCAGATATCAATATAGTAATACAACAACAAATTTGATGTTTTTGACTGTCACACCATCGTCCGCACCATCAAGTAGACCGAACGTAGTACCATTCATTGGGGAACCAGGACAAGATATTATTATGACAAACACATTTTTCAATCCCACTACGGTGGAAATTGAAATGGTAGAACATGATGCATCCACATTGGCTCACGCATTGTATGGTAATCAAACTAAAGCGGTTTCTTCTGGTATATACACCGTATATGATAACAATAACGATATCTACAAACAGTACAACCTATACGAAGTTAAGGACGAGTTTAATGAGACCTTATATGAAGTTAGGGAGGAAAAAACAGATATTGACGAGACATTAAATTTCGATGATATTACTCAATAATGGCAAGAAGAAAAGTTCCGAGTCAAGCGGCAAGCGGTGCAGAAACATTTAGTGATAGTTTAGTCGGTAGACAAATTACCGACGGTACTAGCCAATTGACCAATACGAACTTCGCCATTGATAGAACGATTCCCGATAGAGATGTAAAAACTTTTAGATCGGGTCAGTTTTCAGATTTTTTAACCTTAGATGATATTAAGGACGAAAAATATAAATCCGAAGATGAGGTATCAGTATCAGAATCAAGAAAGAAAGAGGTAAAGTTTAGAGGATCAAAAGACGACGCAAACAAGTCTTTATTTGGTTCGTTAAAAAACAGAATTGCTGTTTCCGTAACCAACATTATTCAAAAATATCCTGCGGCTGTTTTAATTGATAAAAATAGTTCAGTAAGAAATTCAAACTACACTGTTGATAATATATCATATGATGTTAGTTTAAACACAACACAACTTGAAGTTGATTACGGTAGATTATACAACCCAATGGATGTTGTTTTTGTGAAACTGAATAGTCAGGTCGAACCAAACACTACAAATAAATTAAGAAATTTTTATTCCTCATTTACAAAATATGTTATTGAAATAAGTGGTGTGACATATGATATTGTATCATATACAGAACCCGATAGTGATAACATAGTAATTTTAAAAGTAAAAGGTAAACCTTTCAATTCTTCAAACTATAGTGAAAATGTTTTAATCAGACCTAACGATGGATTGGTTGAAGAATTTTTTTCCAATATAGATGAATTAGAAGAAAGTTTATTAAATAGAGAAACAAGTCCAAAATACACTGCAACGTTTACAATACCGAGGGATAGTATTGATAAATCTGATACGGTTTTATCTGAGGTGGAAATTACATGGCCACTTTCAGAAGACAATTGGAACATACAAATAGTTGGTCTTGAATTCGATATCTACATAAGAGACTTGTCTGAAATTGCGGAACAAGTGGATGATTACAAATCTAATTTATTTGTTAGATTTATGACATCACCACAACTTTTTGAATTTGATACTGAAGACAAAAAGGCGGAGTCGATATTCCAATTATATGGACATAGTTTTGATAGAGTAAAAAAATATATTGAGAACATTGCTTACATGAGAAATGTAAGTTATGATGGGATTAACAACTTACCTGATATACTTTTAAAAAATCTTTCAAATACACTCGGTTTATCTACGGTTAATTTATTCGACGAGAAAAAACTTGAAGAATTATTATATACTAGACAAGATGCTCAATATTCAGGATTGGCGGTTGGTAAAACAATTGTTGATGCCGAATATGAATTCTACAGAAGATTATTAGTCAATTTATCTCACATATATAAATCAAAGGGTACCCGTTCATCTATTGAATTTTTCTTAAGATTTTTAGGTGCACCTGAACCAATGATTAAAATTAATGAGTTTGTTTATCAAATCACCTCATTTCCAAAATCGTTTGACTTAGATGGTGACATATATGATGTTGTTTCTGGTACAAAAACAATTAATGTTGCGACATTTGTACAAAGTGGGTTTACATACCAAGTAGAATCCATAACTGGTTCAACAACATTCACATTGGATTCGTATCCTGTTGAAGAAGGAACAAAATTTCCAAAAACTGCTTATGACGAATCATCAAATGTCTTTTTCCAAAAAGGTGCCGGTTGGTATGATATAACATTAGACCATAGATCTGTTGATATACTCGATACCGAAAATTCGGTTCTTACAGGAAGAACCAAAACAATAAAAACAAAAAATAAATCCTTTACCTATGGTGAAGATTATTTTGACGTTTTCAGAAGTCTACCTGGTTTAGATACGGGTTATGATATTGTTGGTAAAGTAGATAATAGACAAAGACAAGTTGCGGATAATTATGGTTCTTTTATTTTCAATAGAAAAAATATAGAAGTTTATCTATCATCTGCAAATGCTATTAACTATGATATTTGGAGAAAATCAAGAGAATTAGAAATATCATTTGGTAGTCAAACATTAGAACCGCAAACAGGGGTAACTTTTGCCGAGTATGTGGATAGAATGATGAGTACTCAGATAACTAATTCCCATACAATAAAATACAAAAAGAACTATATAAAACTTGAAGATATTTTTCAAGATTATGTATCATCTACAGGATTTACATCATACAATTATCCTGATGTAAATGAATTTATTTCCAAAATGGGTCCATATTGGACAAAAGTTTTGGATCAGATTATTCCCGCCACAACACTATGGACTGGTGGTAATTTAATTGAGAACAATATATTCGGTAGACCGAAATACAAATACATAAAACCATGTCAACCGGTTGAAATTGTGGAAGATTTGTATCCCGATTTTGATACAATAATTGAAGAGATTGAGAATGATGTTAGTGATTCAATATATGGTGATATTGGAGAAACCGATACAAACAAAAATGGTTCTGTAAGATTTTATCCTGCATTTGAGATTGATGGTATTACCTATTCAGGTGAAACACATAATCCAGATCATTATGCTTTATTAAGTGGTTGTACGTCAATTACAGGTACAAGTGCACAATTATATAATACATGTCCACCAGATACAACCGATTTTAGTTTAAATCCCGATATCGACGAACTTCAATCTTTATGGTTGACGGCAACAGAAAATGTTATTGATTATGTAAATGAAAATTCACCATTTGAAATTTCAAACAGTATTACAAATGCGACTGGAGGTACAACTGGATATACTACAATTGATATATTTTCTTATGAAATTTTTACAGATGAATCAGGTGTAAAGAAAATAAGATTTAAATCACACAAATATGGATACAATGATTGTACTATAGGTGATTTAATTTTTAAAGTTATAACAATAGAATTCAATGAGCCGTATGATTGTGATTTTAGTGGTGGAACTGCATCGGAAACAAGTTCAACTCCTACTCCAACACCAAGTATAACACCAACTATAACGATAACACCAACTATAACTCCTACTCAGACTATTACACCCACTTTAACAATTACACCTACTTTAACCGTAACTCCAACACAAACAATTACACCTACTCAGACTATTACACCAACGTTTACAATAACTCCTACATCAACACCTAATTGTGACTTTACAATTAGTGCTAGTTATGTTGCGCCAACTCCAACACCGACTGTAACACCCACACAAACTATAACACCTACATTTACTATTACACCAACATATACACCAACACTTACAATAACTCCGACATTAACTCCTAATTGTGATTTCGAGATAACTACTGATTTCGTTCAACCAACACCTACACCAACTCTAACCCCAACGTTGACGATAACACCTACGTTTACTATTACACCAACTATTACGCCAACACAAACTATTACACCAACAGTAACACCTGATTGTGACTTTACAATTAGCGCTGGTTATGTTGCACCAACACCTACACCAACTATAACACCTACTTTAACTATTACACCTACATTTACTATTACACCGACTATAACTCCAACATTTACTATAACTCCGACATTAACACCGGTTTGTGACTTTGAAGTGACTACTGATTATGTTGCACCTACACCAACCCCAACATTCACCATTACTCCAACTATTACTCCAACTATTACACCAACCTTTACTATTACACCAACTCAGACTATTACACCAACACAAACTATTACACCTACACAAACTATTACACCTACACAAACTATTACACCTACTATTACTCCTACTCAAACTATAACACCAACATTTACTATTACACCAACACAAACTATTACACCTACTATTACACCAACGTTAACTCCAGCTTGTGATTTTGAAATCACAACAGATTATGTTGCACCAACACCTACACCAACTATAACACCTACTTTAACTATTACACCTACATTTACTATTACACCGACTATAACTCCAACATTTACTATTACTCCTACTCAAACTATTACACCTACACAAACAATTACACCAACTATAACTCCTACTCAAACTATTACACCTACTCAGACTATTACACCCACTTTAACAATTACACCAACAAGAACAATTACACCTACTATAACACCAACATTTACCATTACACCTACTCTTACACCAGCTTGTGATTTTGAAATCACAACAGATTATGTTGCACCTACTCCTACACCCACAATAACTCCGACGTTGACAATTACACCTACATTTACTATTACACCAACCTTTACTATTACACCAACTATAACACCTACTTTAACCATTACACCAACACAAACTATTACACCAACACAAACCATTACACCAACTCAGACTATTACACCAACTATAACTCCTACTTTAACTATAACTCCTACTCAGACTATTACACCTACTTTAACTATAACTCCTACTCAAACTATTACACCTACTTTAACTATAACTCCTACTCAAACAATTACACCTACTCAGACTATTACACCTACTTTAACTATAACTCCTACTCAAACTATTACACCTACTTTAACTATAACTCCTACTCAAACTATTACACCAACTATAACTCCTACACAAACAATCACACCAACAGTAACACCTAATTGTGACTTTACAATTAGTGCAAGTTATGTTGCGCCAACTCCAACACCAACTGTAACTCCAACGTTGACAATAACTCCTACTCAAACTATTACACCAACCATAACTCCTACTCAGACTATTACACCAACTATAACCATTACTCCTACTCAAACTATTACACCAACACAAACCATTACTCCTACACAAACTATAACTCCTACTCAAACTATTACACCAACACAAACCATTACACCTACTCAAACTATTACACCAACTATAACGATAACGCCAACATTAACACCTACTTTAACTATTACCCCAACTCAGACTATTACTCCTACACAAACAATCACGCCAACTCAAACTATTACACCAACCATAACACCAACTATTACACCTAATTGTGACTTTACAATTAGTGCAAGTTATGTTGCACCAACTCCAACACCAACTGTAACACCCACACAAACTATAACACCTACATTTACTATTACACCAACTATAACTCCTACTTTAACTATAACTCCTACTCAAACCATTACTCCTACCAAAACTATTACACCAACTATAACTCCTACTTTAACTATAACTCCTACTTTA